TAACATAATTGTTAAACCGCTTATTGCTGGCATACTCATTTCGCTAGTGCCAACTCCATGCTTACGGGAACGACATAGCTGTTTGTTGCAATGTGAGCACAGCGGCTCTTCTTTGCATTGATAGTACTAATCCCAAAATCAGCAGCTAAGTCTGCCCTAAATTGTGCTGCCGCACTATCAATATAGATATAATCAATATCGTACTTATCCATATAAAATTGTATTGCTTTAGCGTGTTTCGACGTACTATCTTCTGCTGATAAGTATTCTGCTAATGCATAGTACTTGTCCGTCCTATAGTCATACGCAAGTACACAAAGGGCTGTAGGGTCGCGATATCCCACATCCAGGCCAGCCACGATGTCGAAGTCACTAGTATCCAGTCCAGCCAGGTTTTGTACTTGGGTATCGAAGTTAAACGAGTAAATACGACCTTCAAAAGTTGCAAAGTCTGCTTCATATTCCTGACGGAACTCAGCATCACTCATAGTACGCCGAGCCTCTTCGATGTCCCTCATGTCGATTCTAGGATTATCTTTCCACGTCGCATGAATTGAACACCATTCTGGAAACTCTGGATTAAAGCCACGATCGTAAAATTTAGCAAACCAGTTATTTTTACCCCTCGGCGTAGAGATAAAAATAGCTTTTGAATTTGGTTTATCAAGTGTTGGTCGCAACGCAATATTAAAAGCAGTTTCTCCAGCATCGGTTAGTGCAGCCTCATCGAAGATAATCAAATCATATGATCGACCAACAACCGAGTCAACCTGATTAACCGACCCCATACGAATGGAACTACCGTTAGACAGCTCAATCGTCGAATCTTTTGCGTTATCTTTTTCGACCTCAAGGCTAAAGTGCTTAATAAGGTTGCGTTGCAATTCAAATGAAATTTGGCTCAACCTATAGTTTGGCGACATAATAAGAACGCTAGAGCCAGGCAATAGCGTTACAATCTGTCCAATAATGTTTGCAATATAGGTTTTACCTAGTCGACGCGACACAGCCGCTGTTACAAAACGATACTTTGGGTTGTTTAATGCATTTATAATTGCAACCTGCGTCTCTAGAGGTGTAATCCCAAGTTCATCAAGATAGCGGTCTGGAGATACTTTAAGGAAGCGTCCATGTCCATAATCTGCAATGTGATCGCTTACAATGTCTTTTCTGGAGATTTCCATACTAAACTAGCCTCCTCTTCTCTACGTTTTACAAGTCCACGTAATCGACGCCCTCCGGCGTAAACATACCGCTTCATGCCTTCACTAGCAGATTTATAATCGCCCTCAATCAAGTGACGTCCAATTTGTGTTGATTTACCATGCAATGCGCCTGGACCTAAATTAAAAATAAACGATGTAACACCAATAAAAATAGGTCCAGACGAAAGTCCAGTTATAGCAGCCGCTGCATGTTTTGCCGGACGAAGGTCTTCTACAAGCAGTGCAATAGCCTGAGAGCGTGTAATTACCTTACGTCCAATATCCGAAGGCCCCACCGTTCTAGTATGACCATATCCTATCGTGGCAACACCAGCAGGATCTTCATAACAAACAAGTCGCAAGCCTTCATGGCGAGCGACAAAGGTGGTAAGACTATCTGCATCAAGGGGACGCGATTCTTCGACCTGAGTAAATAGGTCAATTATCCTTTTTAGAATCTTCATTGATTTCTTTCAGTCGATCTATAACATCGAATAGGCTTTTATGTTGAAGGAAACTTAGTGTAGCTGGACCTGTAATAGTGCCAACTACGGCGATTAGGAAGTCAAAGTCTTGGATAACTGGCGTTTGGCTTGCCATAATACCTAGAACTGTGCCTGTGAGAATGGCTGCGATAAAATATCCCTTATTTTTACGCCATGAAGACGAAACTAGGACAGCAGAAAAGGCGATAAAGAAGGATAGTACTACATATTCTATGCCGTTTTCGAGAAGTATTAGTATGTCTTTCATAATTTGCCTACTTTCTTGAATACAGCGTACCAAAGTACCATGATACCTGCCCCGCTAGTAAGGTGTCCTAGCATTTGTGCAAATGTAATGACTGAACCATCAAGAATTGAGGCTAAAAATGACATAAAAAAGAAAAAACAAGATGCTGAAAGTAGTAGGGCGGCTAAATAAAGCGCCACGTAGCGTAATTTGATGTCTCCTAGGATAGGTTTGCCTATAATGAGGCGATAAATTTCTGTGAAAACTTCAGTGACTTCTGCTTTGTGGTAGTCTGACCAATGTCTTAGGTTGCGAAGAGCAAGATAACATACAAAACCTGTCAAAAAGTAGAAAACTGTGAGAAGATACATCATTTCATTAGGCGTTCCATGAGGGCTGCATAGTTGCCACCTCCTCCAAACTCGTTTATTTGAACGTTAGTTTGATTTGTCTGGGTCATTTTAGCTTCATCCATCCTAAGCTGGTGACTAAATTTAAGGAGGTCTAGAAGGTCTGCCTTAGTAAAGAAGCCTGTGTCTAGTCCTTCTTGGAGTTTTTCGTCGATTAGCTTGTCTAGGACTTGTGTTAGTTTGAACCTGTTCCTGTAACCGGTGTCGAGGTACACTTGGTTGACGTAATCACGTACCTGTCTGTCGTTTAAGATTCTAGTGACAGTCTCTGCGGGTACTCCAAATCGCTGGGCCGTATCTTCGATCGACCCAGTTTCGAGGTAAGTATTGGCGACCTCCAGATTTTCAGGAATAATAGTTACTTTTGTCATAGCTAATTTTCCCACATAGGTAGCTTTAAGTCAAGTGAAATTTTTCAAAGTTTTACGTGTGGGTGGGTCTGTGCAGGTGCTAAGGTGTGTAGTCTTGAAACCGGCCCCATATCCTAAAATGTCAAAATCGCCGTTTTTGGCATTTTAGAACCCGTTGTTTTTATTGAGAATTTTGGGGCCGAAAAAACTGAATGATTTCAAGGACTTACAAAATGCCAAAATCGCCGTTTTTGGCATTTTGGAACATTACAAATTTGTAATGAAAAAGACGTTGCGTTATGCGTTGGAATTTGGTATAAGGAAGCATGATCAAGAAAGGAAAAATCATGAGAAAGCCAAACCCTGAATTTAACTTTATCGACAAGCATCTTCACAAGGTACTTTTTGTCCTCTGGATATTTCTCCTAGGTCTTTTTGCGGGAGCCGCTTTATGAAAACACTGATTCAGCTTTTTTACCTTCTTCTGCTCGGATTCACATTTATCACACTTTTTGGGGCCTATCATTATTTTTGATAGGCCTTTTCTATAATCGCGTTTTCGTCAAAAACGGCATTTTGTAACCCCTTGATTTTATTGAAAAAATCGGGGCCGAAAAAACTCAATAAAATCAAGGACTTATAAAATCGCAAAATCGCTGATTTTGACCTTTTAGATATGCAAGTGTGCAAGGTAGATATGCAATATAGTACTTGACACTGGCGTCGCCCTGTGGTATTGTTAGGCATCAACTTAGGAGATTGCTCATGTCACACCCTTTTGCTAATGCCGTTATGTTTTCTTACTGGAACGAGGGCCAGACCGCTGTCGTGCATATGGTCGCACCTGACCGTGCCATTGACTGGTGGGAAGCGCGCTTATTTTACATCGAGGAGGGGCGCCTTGTTGGCGGTGACATGATCACTGCTATGTGGGACGGCGTTGCCCACATCGCTGCCATGCAGGAAGGTATCATTATTCCTGAGCGGCCGCCACTCAGCTGCAATGTGGGGAGGTATAAATATACCTGACCACCCGCCACAAGGGCTTACGCTTCATGTAGCGTAAGCCCTTGAAAACATTGAAAAAACCGGGGGCCGGAAAATTCAATGATTTCAAGGACTTAGCACATTACAGAATGTTAATGTAAGTTGACCCGACGTCACCCTTGCGTTATGCGTTGGGATTTGGTATAAGGAAGCATGAAAGGAAATCTTATGGAAAAACTCAGAACCTACATCTTCGACCTAGACATGACGGTTATCGACTCCAGCCACCGGAAGGTCAGCCTTCCTGACGGATCGATCGATCTGCTTCACTGGAAAGAAAATTGTACCCCTGAAAAAATCTTCAAAGATGAGGTAATGCCCCTTGCTACATTTATGCGCGAAGCGTATCGTCACCACCGTGTGGTCATCTGCACCGCTCGTGAACTCTCCGCTTTTGATATCATGTATCTGCGAGCTAACAATCTTCCTTATGACATGATTCTTCACCGTGGTAAGAACGACAACCGTCCAGACGGTAAACTGAAATCGGACCTTATCTCCGACTTCCTTTTCCTCTATGGCGTAGAACCTTCAGACTGCGTCTTCTTCGAAGATAACCTTTCCGTCCATG